CGCTATCGTCAATGCGCGCGTGCGCCTTGAATTCTTCGAGCGCTACCGGCTCATCCGTTGCCGGCGTCAAGAGTTTCAGGTTCATCGTTTCGGCCTCGGTAGGGTAGCGCGCTCATCGCGCGGTAACCGTGCGGTATCAGGTGGTTTCTGCTTCATAAAACGGGGCCACGCGTACCGTGGCCCCAAGGGAGGATGAACGAACGTCTTAGGTTGCGCTGTTGGCGAAATACTTGATCGGGTGGGTTCCGGCGTCCTGAAGGTTGCCGTCGCACCGCTCGAAGGCTACGAAACCAATCTGGCCGTAGTCCATGTACTTCTCACCGAACCGGACCAGCATGAAATCGAGGCACTGCCGGATAATGTACTTGCTGAAGTCTCCGAACAGGACGGACTTCGCGTTTGCGGACATCGTGGCCACGTCGTTGTTGATGACAACGGGGTAACCCAGGATGGAGTACTTGAGCGGGTTCGTCGGATCGCCGGCCTTGACTTCCTGACTGATACCGAGGAAAGAGGAATTGAGCAGAGGCCGGCCGTTGCCGTCCACCATCAACTCAGTCACCAGAGCGGAGGCGTCGTTCAACATGAACTTGGCGCCGATGCGGTACGCCGGGTCCACAGAGTGAATCAGGGTTGGAATATCGGCGTAGACCCATTTTGCGGTTTCGCCCGTGGCCCCGGTCGTACCGGAAGTAGCCGCGGTAACCACGCCGTTGGGTTGGCTGGAACCGGTTCCAGTGGTAAAGTGCGTGTTTTGGATGCGGCCTAACCGGATGCCAAGCGCGTTTGCAACCAAGCCCTGAACGTCAAACGCGGAGTCCTGAATCAGTTCGATGGGAACCAGGACCAGCTTGGACGAATACTTGTACGCGCCCAAGGTGATGCGGCCGAAAGACATTTCGGTAGCGGCCTGCGAAACCTGCGTATTCTCCGCAACCAACTCACCGACGTTGCCGGTATCGTTCAGGTTCGGATAAGGCAGACTGGCGCCCGTCGCGGTGCGCAGAACCGTAGCGCCCACTTGGAGCATACCGCCGTACCATTTCTTGGCCTGTTCCAGCACGGCCAGGAAGCCCTGAGGAACCATATAGGCACCCGCGGCGCCGGTCACATCCGACAGCGGAGAGGCCGTGCGGAGTTGAATGCCATCGCGGTAGCCGTCCACGGGCGCGAAGATGCGCCGCTGTTCGGTACTCAGGCTCTCGCTTCCACGCCGCAAGAACTGATCCATGGCCGCATCCGCCAAGTCACTGCCAGGCGAACGCCGGTTATCGGCCGTCTCACGCGGCCCGATGCTCCGGTCCAGTTCCGCGCACATCTCAGCGGACATACGGGAACGTTCGATGGTTTCGCCCAATGCCTTCACATCGGCCATACGGGCGTCGTATTCGGTTTGCTCTTCCGGCTTCAGGGCGCGCTTTTCGGCCTCCGCCTTCAGAACCAAAGCGCGGGCCTGCTCAAACACTTTCGCCCGCTGTGCCAAAAGTTCTTTCATTTCGGTTATTGCTCCTTATTTGTTGCCGTAGTACTCGAATTCCAAACGGCGCAATAGGTCTAAGCCCACCGCGCCGCTTGGAGCGGGCGGGGCCTCGTGGCCTGCCGATTGGGTTTCGATCTGTGGCCTTTCGGCCAGGATGTCCGCGTTGCTGCGGATTTCGCTGGAGGTCTGAGTGTAGGCGGGGTAAGTCACCACCGACACGTCATAGAGCCTCGCAATCTTTTTGACGGTGCGAATCTCGCCGCCCGTGGCCGCATCTTCGGACCAGTCCGAACCGCCCGGCGCTACCACGAACGAAAAGCTACACTGGTCAATGTCTCCCCGGTCCATGCACGCCGCCAGGTCGCGGGCGTAGCTCGTATCGGCCGGGTCACACTCGAAGGTCAGGCCCGCGGCATCGCGCGATAGAGTCAGAGTCCCGCTGGTAGTCCGCCCAAGGACGCGGTTATCGTCATGGTTGACGAGACACCGCACGTCCGCCATGTCACAGCCATCCAGAGCCGCCGCGTCGATTTGTTCCCGGTAGCCCCCCAGGTTTTCGGATAACTGGCCGAAGACGATAGCCAGGCCGCGGATTTTCCGTGAATCGCCGGCCTTACGTAGCTCCGCCTTGAAGGTTCTGCGCTCGATTTTCATTGCTCTCCTTGTCTACTTCTGGGTTGGTTCTGGCGCGGGCTGTGGCGCCGTAGGGTTGGCCTGTGGCGGAGTTGCCGGTTTCTGCTGGCTCTTAGGGCTTGCCTTCCGAAGTGAGCCCATGGGCATCATTTGCCCCTGTCCCCACAGTTGGTTTGCTCCGGGGTCCGTGTCAGGCGGGAGCCGTAATCGGGCGCGGGCCTCGTTGGGCTTCACTACCATGCCGGTTACGCCGGCCTTGTAGGAGTTCATTTGGCTCTGAAGGTCTCCGCGCTGGAGGTCGTACAGATCGTGTTCACAAGTAATGGAATCGTTAGAGCCCAGAACAGTGATATTGACCTTCGCTTCAACGAGCGCCGCCCACGGCCGGAGGCAGTGTTTGACGAACTTCAAATCATCCTGTTCCGAACTGGCATAAGAATCCGTCTTACTGAGCGCGTCGTACAGCATCCCGAGAGGATAGTCATAGATGCGCGCAAATTCGGATAACTGCCAGGAGCGGCCCTCCAGGTATTGAGCGTCTTTGGGCGGAATACCGAACGTCTTAACGTCCATCCCGCCCGTGAGAATCGCTACCTTGCCAGCGGTTTCGAGTCCGCTATTCGCCTCCATCCACGCTTTCTTGGTTTTGGCCTCATCAACTTTGGACCCGTTCGGAGCCACGAGCGCAACCCGCTGCGTTCCGCCGCCCGCGATGAACCGGCCGCCCGCCTCCTCTTGCGCCTGCCCGAGCGCCACGGCGTTGCGGTGCATCGCGATAGGCGAATAGCCCACGATGCCGTCATATCCGAGCCCGGCAATATGGAGAATCTGGTCGGAGTGGTAGACACCGGGCGGAACCTGATTCATGAACGGATACAGTGGCGTGTACCTGTACTCCATTTGGAGCGTGCGCATGTTGCGGAGCGGAATTATCCAATCCGGCCGGAGGAACCAGATATTCTTGATCCGCCCGCGGCCGTCGAGGTCCAGGTAGTTATACCAGTTCCCCCACGTGAGCAAGGACGCCATGCCGTTCCATCGCCACTGCACGGAAGACATCTCCGGGTTAGGCTGTTCACGGAGTAACCGGTAGCGGTAGTCTTCCGTGGCCAGCTCGCGGGTAAGTCCATCCGGCGATAGATTGCGATAAGTGAACAGGTTGACGGACGCCAACGCCTTCGAAATTCCGTTAACGCAACACCACACAGCCGAATACGCCATTGCCGTGTTAGGGTTGACGCTCCGCCCCGTGTACGTCGGAGTGCCCCACGTCATAGACTCGTAGGCGCCAGTTCCAGGAATGGCACTGGAGATAGACTCGCTCCGCTCTTGCACGGCCGGAAACTCATGCCCGGCCTGTCGGTAAAGACTTCCAAGTGTCTCAATCAAAGTACGCCCGCCTCTGTGACTTCGTTTTTCATCGCGCAATCTAGCGCCATGATTGCCGCTACCACGCCGTCTATCCGCTTGCTAGTTCGCTGCCGTTCCACCTTCACCGGCTTAATGTTCTCGTTGGCGTCCTGAGTGATGGAGCAACAATCAACGTTCCACCGAAGTACCGGGTGTCCCGTGTGAATCAGCCGTTGTGAGAGAACCAGTTCGTTCAGCCGGCGCATGGGAGCGTTAAAACTCAACGGCCCCTGTGCGATGTCCACAACCTCAATACCCGCTTCTGCCAGGTCTGCAACCGTATCGCGGGCGCCGTACCGGTCAAACCCGATTTGCTTAATATCGAGTGACCGCGCAAGCTGTTTGATGCGCTCCGTCACGAAGCGCCAGTCCGTCACCTCTCCCGGCGTTGTCTCCACCAGGCCCCGCGCCACCCAATCCACATACGGAACGTTGTCTTTCCGGGCGCGCTCCGCTAACCCTTCCTCGGGAATCCAGAACCACGGGTAGACGTAGACGAACTGTCGAACCGGCCAGGCCAGCACGAACGACGTAAGATCATGCACCGCGGCAAGGTCTAGGCCGCCGTAACAAGGACGCCTCTTGAGCCGCGCCAAGAACATCTGTCCCACTTCGTCACGGGTATCCATACTGACTTTGCGTTAACCCACTGGTTCATGGAGAGCCGCTGGAACTTGGTTTGCTCCGATGGCATCGCCTTTGCTTTGGCGCACGCCTCACGTAACGCGTCTATGCGAACGATCTTCCCGAGCGTCGGGTTCGCCAGATGCCACAGGCTCTCATCCGTCCAATCGGCGTCCTTGGGAAGCTCGTAAATCAGAGGCAGGTACGCCGGGTCTTGCTTCACCCCGGAGAGTACCTGTTTGGCGTACTCGTACTCCCGGCCACAGAGCGTGTATTCGTCCACGCCGGCCGTGGTGATAATGATCGTGAGCGGTTGAAGGCGCGCAACCGAGCCGGAGGTTAGAGCATCGTAAAGCTCTTGCTCCGAAGGCCCCCAGACGTGGAATTCGTCAATGATTACCGTGGACGGGTTAAAGCCGTGCTTCCCCTTCCCCTCGGAGGAAAGCGCCTTCAGCTTGCCATCGTTGGCCGGATTGCGAATCTCTTTCGCGTACGGCACTACCCGGAGCATGTCCGAGAGTTCTTCGGACGCGTAGACCATAGAGGCCGCGGCCTCAAAGCAGATACTTGATTGGTCCCGATCCTTGGCGGCGATGTAGATTTCCGGGCTTGCCTCCGTATCGGCTACCAGGAGGTCCAACCCGAGCCCGGCCGCAACCTGTGTCTTGGCGTTCTTGCGCGCCACGCTGAAGTAGACGCGCCTGTATAGCCTCGATCCATCCGGCCGGCGCCACCCGTGGATATTTGCCACCAACTTGCGGTGTGGAGGAAGCAGGACGAACGGCTCCGGCTTACCGCTCATCGTGGACTTAGTAAGAGTCAGCGTCTCGATAAAGTCACAGTGAAACTGTGCCTCTTCGGCGTCGAAGTAGATCCCGTCAAGCCCCGATATTCCCGCCTGGTTCATCTTCGTTCATCGCCTTCGCACTACACGGACAGATCGGCAACCCCGCGCGCTCAAGCCACTTCCTAGTAGTCCGCAACGTGTACCCGCAACCGCGGCACACGATCTTTACCAGGCGCGTGCTCTGTTTCTTCTCTGTCGGTAGCGGGTGAAGCTCCGCGTGTGGATACGGACCCGGTAGAAGCGCGTTTAAACGCTCCTTAAGCTCCGGCGTAGCTGGCGTACTCTTCCACGGAGCCGTGAACCCTATTTTTCTCGCCACCTCAACGAACAGGCCCTTGTGGCCGTGGCCTTTTCCGCACGCCGCATGACACAGTTCGTGGGCCAGTGTCTCCGCCACGGTCAGGCCGTCAGATTGCACCGGACTTACGAACACCTCGGTAGTTCCGTCAGTGCTGGCTTCGGGATACCAGCACTGGCCAACCACCCGGCGCCGCGTCGATAGCGCTCCGTGCGATGGGAACCCGCAACTTGACCGCACCTTATCAGGCAGTGGTTGCCCGATGGCATCGAACGCCGGGCGTAAGCGCTCCGTGAGTTCGTGTAGCCATTCTTCGCGCGTCACTTCCGCGCCCTCGCCGCCAACATCTCAGCCAACCGGCCGCCCTTCTTTTCATCCGGAGGCTTCAGGCCGATCCGCGCCCGCGTTCCCGGCGTGGCGCAAATCATCTCAAGCCACCGCTGAAGGTCTTTCCCGAACGCCGCCTTGAGTCGAAGCGCCGATATTCTCTGATCGGGCGGAATCTCCGGGTCTTCGGCCATCTTCTCCGCCTGCTCCACGGAGTCCAGACACCGCGCCGCCATCGTGATAG